GGAGAGAAATTTAATAGCAGAGAGGCACCTCAGTGTCGGACCTCTCTGTAATTTGGCTTTTAGCCCTGTACGCAGGATACCTATTAGCCGTCTAGACGGTGGGATAGACCACAAAACGATTAATTTAATTTGCGCGCGATGATGATTTATACCCTCAGTAAAATTAAAACATAGATAAATGGCTCAACAGTCAACAGCGCATCAGGCTTCGGTAACCGTACCTGGTGCTGATAATGGAGGTGCCGATAGACGCGCCCTCTATTTAAAATTGTTCAGTGGCGAGATGTTCAAAGGCTTCCAGCATAATGCTATAGCTAGAGATCTCGTTATGAAGAGAACTCTTAAAAATGGTAAGAGTTTACAGTTCATCTACACAGGTCGTACCAAAGCCGAGTACCACGTACCAGGCAACAGCATACTAGGTAACTCCGATGGAGCACCTCCAGTAGCTGAGAAGACCATCACAGTTGATGATCTACTTATCAGTTCAGCATTCTTGTATGAGCTAGATGAGACACTTGCTCATTATGACTTGAGATCAGAGATCTCTCGTAAGATTGGTTATGCACTCGCTGAGAAGTATGACCGTCTAGTATTCCGTGCTATTACACGTGGAGCTAGAGCAGCATCACCTGTCAGCAAAACTAACTTCGTAGAACCAGGTGGTACTCAGATTCGTGTAGGTACAACTACAAACGCATCTGATGCTTATTCAGCAACTGGTCTTGTGAATGCGTTCTATGACGCTGCAGCAGCTATGGATGAAAAGGGAGTAAGTACAGATGGAAGATTTGGTGTTCTAAACCCACGTCAGTACTATGAACTAATCCAACAAGTAGGTGATAATGGTCTAGTTAACAGAGACTCACAAGGTACATCCCGTCAGAAGGGTAATGGAATTGTAGAGATCGCTGGTATCAAGATCTACAAGTCAATGAACATCCCATTCTTCAGCCAGTATGGTACGAAGTATGGTACAGGTTCAGCTACAAACCCAGGTGTTACCGATCCAGGTAATTCAGGTTCATTCGTTAGTGCAGCTATAGAAGATGCAGCGGCTGACGTAACTGGTATCAACAACGAGTATGGTGAAGAAACAGAATTCGCTAACTCTTGTGGAATTATCGGTCAGCGTGAATCTGCTGGTGTTGTAGAAGCTATCGGTCCTCAAGTACAAGTAACTAAGGGAGACGTATCCGTGATTTATCAGGGTGACGTGATTCTTGGACGCTTAGCTTGTGGTGCTGATTATGTTAACCCATCAGCATGTGTAGAGCTTTTCGCTGGCACAGCTACAAAACCTTCAGCATTCTAAAGATGCTTATACAAGGGAGTCATTACGGCTCCCTTTTTTTTATTCACAAATATTTATACCTATGGCTTTCCCTACCACTAATGCTACTAAAGAATTACCTGCTATAAATCAAATCCTAATGGCGTGTGGTCAGGCTCCAGTCACCACTTTGGATGAAACCAACCCAGACGTTGCGATTGCTTATCAAACACTTTTAGAAGTTAGTAGAGAAGTTCAAAGTGAAGGATGGACATTTAATAAGGAAGCTCACTATGCAATGTCACCAGATGATAATAATGAAATACTTATTGCAAATAACATATTACAAATAGACCTTAGTCAATCTAATGCAGATGATAAGAATGTAATTATAAGGGATGGAAAATTATACGATAAGGAACACCATACATATGAATGGACAGAGGATTCTGTTGATTGCGATATTCTATGGTTTTTTGATTGGATTGATTTACCACGACCTATACAAGATTACATAACAGCTAAAGCAGCGACTGTAACTTCTAGTCGAATTGTAGGAGATCAAACTCAATATCAAATGCTCCAACAAAAGGAAGGATATATGAGAGCTATGGCTATTGAATACGAAACAACCCAAGGTGATTATTCATTCTTTGGGAAACCTGATGGAGCCACACCTTACATCAGCTATGAACCTTATAAAGCACTAATGAGATAATGGCAGCTGTAAGTCAACGAGTAGATAACTACCTTGGTGGTGTATCTAAACAAAGTGATAGTAAAAAACTTCCAGGTCAAGTCACTGAATGTTTAAATGGGTTTCCTGATGTAACACTTGGTTTAACTAAAAGACCTGGATTTAAGTTTACTTCAGTATTAAAAAATGCAAGTGGTACTGCATATAGTGGTACTTCTTTAGATAATGCAAAGTGGTTCTATCTAAACAGGACTGCTGAAGAAAGGTATATAGGTTGTATCGTTCCTAAAGTAAGTAGTACTAATGGTACTATTCATATATGGAATGCAGATACAGGTGTACCTTGCACGATCACAGATTCAGAAACAAGTAGTACATTAGGAGCACATAGTTATCTTTCAAGTACTGCAAGAACTGACTACGATGTTTTAACAATACAAGATTCAACCATTATAACTAATGGTTCTGTTACTGTAGCTGCACAAGCAACACCTACATTTACAGAACATACAAGAGCAACCGTATTACTACTTGGTGTACCTATAGATATAGTGAGTACTACCTTTGTAGTGACAATTAAGATTGATAGTACTACTCATACATGTACTTATAATTCAGGTGCTTCAGATGGTTACAACGAGGTTTTAGCTGGAATTAAAACACAGATTGATGCAAAGAGTATTAATGGTTTAACAGTCACTCAATATGGAACTACATTACAACTAGATTGTGTAAGAAGTGGTACTAGAACTGCTTTTCAAATTGATGCAGAGGGTGGTGCAGATAACAAAGCTTTAACAGTTTTTCAAGATTGGGTTGCTAATGTTTCACATCTACCACCTCAGTCTTTTAATGGTCATGTAATAGAAGTTTTAAATAGTCCAGAAAGTACTGATGATGATTACTTTACTAAGTTTGTTCAAACTGATTCAAGTAGTGGTTTTGGACATGGTTACTGGAAAGAAACTGTTAGTCCAAGAGTTTCACCTGGATTAGATAAGTCAACCATGCCTCATCGTTTAATAAGGACAGCTGTAAATACTTTCCTTTTTGGACAGATAGCTTACGCTGATAGACTTGTTGGAGATGATAGTACTAATAAACAACCATCATTTGTAGGAAAGAAAATACAACAAACATTCTTTCATAGCACTAGATTAGGTTTCTTATCTGAAGATAAGGTGGTAATGAGTAGATCAATGTCTCCTTATAACTTCTACTTTGAGACAGCTAGAGCTGTTACAGATGCAGATCCAATAGATCTAAGTGTATCTTCTACAAGACCTTGTTTATTAAATGCAGTTGTACCTACAACACAGGGTTTAATACTGTTCTCTAAAAATCAACAGTTCTGGATGTTCTCTGAGAGTGGTCCTTTAACACCATCCTCTACAAAAGTTAGAGCTATATCCAACATGGAAATGGATAGTAATGTTAATCCTATTGATGTTGGTACTCACATGAACTTCATCAGTAAGACACCTAGTTATACCAGAGTATTTGCTATGCAGACACGAGGTTTAGCAGAGAGTCCTACTGTTCTTGATATAGCTAGAGTTGTTAACGAGTGGATTACTATTGATGTAGATACTTTGATTTCTAGTGTACAGAATGAATTTATATGTATGTCTAGTCAGAGTAGTGATGAAGTATATTTTTATAAGACATATTCAGATGGTGAAAACCTTTTAATGGAGTCTTGGTTTAAATGGAAACTAGCAGGTAATGTTCAAACACTTGCAGTTGATGAAGATGATATGTATGCGGTTACTAAACAAGGTAGTCAATATACAATCTCAATTGCTAATTTAAGTCAAAGTCCAGATCAAGCTATTATTGTTAATAACAAAGGTCAAAGGATAAACCCTTGTGTTGATTTATATACTGCAGCTACTAATGGTTTATCAGGTGGTAGTGAAAAGAAAGTTGTCTGGGATTCAACTAATAAACGTAGTAAATGCTATATACCATTTGCGAATTTAACAGATGCTAAACCTATCATTGTTATAGCTGGTAGTACTGTTGCAGGTACCTTTGCTGAGTCTGGGTTTACTATGACTCCAGAAACAGGTAGTGATTCAGATGGTACTTTCTTTGTTATTCCTAGTAGAGATTTTTCATCAGAAGCAGCTAATGTCTATGTAGGTTATACATATGACTTTGACGTACATATACCAAAAGTTTATTACCAATTAGATCAGGAAGGTAAGAATACAGACTATGCAGCTAATCTAACTATTGCCAGATTAAAGTTTGATGTTGGCTTATCAGGTCTTATGTCTTTTAAGCTTAAAGCAAAAGGAAGATTAGCAGGTCAAAAGGAATATACAGGAGACGGTTCAACTACTGATTACCCCTGGACACCACAAGATCTTAGTTATACAGATAGAAACCAAGTTAAAGTTAAGATTAATAATGTGGTTACAACTGCATATACTTTCTTAAGTGATACATCTATCAGGTTTACCAATGCACCAGCACTTGGAGATAAGATAGCAATCTATCTAGATGAATGGTATGAAACTACACCAGCTATTACAGCTGATTTAGATTTAGCTAATGATGTACCTTTAAATGAATCAAGTGTATTCACAGTACCTGTACATCAACGAACAGAAAACTTTAATGTAAGAGTCTTTAATGACTCACCATTCCCTGTGTCTTTGAACTCAATGATGTGGGAAGGAAACTACTCACCGAGATTCTATAGGAGGACATAATGGGAGATCAATTTAATATGAGTATGCCAGGTGAGCCACAGATAGGTTTACCTGGGAATCATACGTTAGATCGAATAAAGCAAGAGGCTGGTGTAGAACTGCACTGGGAGTGGGCTGTTGCAGCTGGCTTACAGTTAGTTGGTGGCATAATGGGTCGTAACGACGCTAAGAATGCTAGGAAGGATGAGGAAGCTGCTTTACTACATAGGTATAATGCTTATGATTTCCCGTTATGGGAGATGCAAAAAGAGAAGCTTATAGCTCAAAGAGATGAGATTATAAAAGGTATTGAACTGCAGCAAAGGAATGAAGGAACCTTAGCAGCATTTAAAGATACTAATAATCTT